AAGAAATAAAATAATATACGTATATATACTTGACAAAATGCGATCCTTTAATAGAGGCGATCTGAGATGTCGTTTTTTCCAACGTACTATCACATTGGAGCGTGTCCGATCTCTTAACAGGCGGCTCCTATGCAGTTTCCACAACATATAGTATGATCTGATAACACATGCACTATATATGGTACTACTACATATAGTATGCTCCTATAAAATATGCACTACATATTGTGCTACTACATATTGTGCTTTCGCATTATCGCAACCACTACATATGGTATGATCATCTCGCATGAGATTATGTGAGCATGGTCCCCTCAAATTATGTGAGTGCGATCGACTCACATTTGTTTTCGCATTTTATTCGTCATACTTTCGCTAAATTTTCGCCGCGGCTGCCCACAGCTCGCTTCGCTCGCTGCGGCTAACTAAGTCACGCCACGCAATGATATACCTTTTCTCACGAGTGCCGATTTTTACAGTTGACTAAAGCATAGGGTATGGTGGTTCGCAGGAGTGGGTCGTCCTAATTACTACTCACCACATGGGTCCGAATCGTATTTTTTGGGGTTCATTTGGGTGCGCGATCTTGACTTTGTATACATTGTAGTATAGTTTGGTAGGTACTTCATGTTGGGAAAAAGTGCATGGGAGGCGTTTTTTATCCCATTTTCGTCTCTCATGCACGATTACTCTAACAGAAAGAGATATCGCCTCCTAGGTACCTTAAATGAAGCGAGAAGGGCATATGAAAACTAGAATCCATGTCAATCAACACGTTATAAAAAGGAATACAAAAACAGGTGAAAGAAAACCAGTATTAACCTGTAAAACGTACAAGGGTAATAACTACGCACATGAAGCGGTGATACTTGGACCGAGCAAGGTAATATACCGTCCCGACAAACCGCTATCCTGCGGTGCGAGGGTTTGGATAGAAACGACATCGGAGGTAATCGTTGATGCAAAAAGAACTGTTTGATCAAGGTTTGAATAAAACAGAGAAATTTAACGAAGACCACTGGAAGGGAATGCCTGAATATTACAATATAGTGGAACCAGAACCAGAAATCACAGCTACTTTTAAGTTTCGGAATGAAAAAGATTATGAACATTTCAAGGAAACAGTAAAAAAGCACTTATACGACGGAGAAAAGTGTTTTGATGGTATGCAAAGAAAGGGAAAATATCAGGCTTGGTATCCTTTGAAAGAAAAAGCGAGTAAATATAGGTATTACGACGAAAATTCTGCTAAAAATCCAATATTTTCGATTTACATTGTGAGCAAGGGAAGATGGGAACGGAATCCGACAAGGGAATGTTTGGAAGAAATGAAAATTCCTTACAGAATGATAGTGGAAGAGTCACAATATGACGATTATGCAAAATATATGGACAAAGAAAACCTGTTAATCCTGCCTGAAAAGTATAAAAAGGAATACGACACCTTTTGGAAAGACGAAGACAAGAGAACAGGGCCCGGCCCTGCTAGGAACTTTGCATGGGACCACTCCATTTCTGAGGGCCACGATTGGCACTGGGTAATGGATGACAATATTGAATCTTTTGAAAGGTTAAATAAGAACAGAAAAGTGAAATGTACCAGTGGAACGATATTTTATGTATGTGAACAGTATGTTCTTCGATATACGAATATAGGACAGGCTGGATTGAACTACACTATCTTCTGCCCTTCTTCTGATTCCAGACCTGTTGTTAAATTTAACACCAGAATATACAGTTGTCTTCTTATCAGAAACGATATTCCTTTTCGGTGGAGAGGAAGGTACAACGAAGATACCGATTTATCCCTGAGAATTATGAAAAGCGGTATGTGTACTGTTCAGTTCAACGCTTTCTTACAATCGAAAAGAGCAACACAAACTATGCGTGGAGGGAATAGTGAGGAGTTTTACGATAAAGAAGGAACAAAGAACAAAAGTCAGATGTTAGTAGATATGCATCCAGATGTATCAAAGATGTCCTATAAGTTTAATAGATGGCATCATCATGTAAACTACAAATCTTTTGAAGTAAACAAACTGAAATTAAGAGAAGATATACACATACAGGAAGAAGCGAATGAGTATGGAATGATATTAAGGGAGAGAGATGACGAGTAAAGAATGGATAACGCCAGATATATTTTTTAAAAGGTGTTCGGTAGCGTTTGGTAAGTTTGATTTAGACGTAGCGTCAGATGAGAATAATGCAAAATGCGACCTGTACCTGACAGAGAAAGAGAACGCTTTGTCAATCAACTGGTCTAAATACCTATCTGATAGAGAAATATATACTAAACATATTTGGTGTAACCCCCCTTACCATAAATTAATCTCTTGGGTATCGAAATCCATAGAGGAAGCAGAGAGAGGTTGCACTGTAGTGATGTTATTACCTTGGGGTAGATGGGCTAAGTGGCACGAATTGATAGTCAGACACGCAGAAATGGTGAGGGTAGTGGGAAGGATACAGTTTGAATTAGATGGCAATACTCCAAGTAATGCTCCCTCTTGCAATATATTAGCAATAATGAGACCTAAGATAGAAGGATTCCGCTTTCCTACAGGGTTTACTAATTCGGAGATAGACGCAAAATGAGTAATTATCTAGTTACAGGTGCATTTGGTTTCATTGGATCACACTTTGTAAATAAAATGTTGAACGAAAATCATAAAATTATTGGGATCGACTCCATGTCCACGGATTCCGATTTCTCTCTCAAACAGGAACGCCTTCACTTTTTAAATGCCTCTAGATATTTGGAATATAGAAGTAAAATACAAAAGTTTATATTTGTAGGACTAGACCTGTCGTATTCTAGTTGTATAGAAAAACTTGGGCAATTAAACGAAGAAACAAAAATAGATGCAGTCATCCATCTAGCAGGTAGTGCAGGAGTGAGGCGTTCCAACGAGGAACCAGAAAAGTACATTCGTAATAATGTGATGTCTACAGTGAATTGTTTAGAATTTTGCCGAAAATTTTCAGTCCCCAAATTTGTATTAGCCTCCACTTCCAGTATATATAGCGGTTCAAAGATGGTTCCCTTCATGGAACATGACCAGATAGGTGAAATGTTGTCGGTATATGCCGAATCAAAGAAGATGGCGGAAGAGGTTTGCTCCGTATATCACCGATTTCATGGGATTGATGTCTCTATATTGCGTTTCTTCACTGTCTATGGAGAAAAAGGCAGACCTGATATGAGTATTAGTAAGTTTATGGAATGTATCAGTAACAACAAAGAACTGGTAATGTACGGAGATGGATCGCAATCAAGGGATTATACCCATGTACAGGATATATGTGAGGGAATACAGAAGTCTTTGATATCCGTAGGCTGTGAAATATTTAATTTAGGTAGAGATGAACCAGTCAGTGTCAGGGAAATTATAGAGAAACTGGAGAATATTATAGGGAAGAAGGCAAATATACGATCTGAACCTAGACATTCTTCGGATATAGACTGTACCAATGCCGATATATCAAAGGCAAAACGTATATTAGACTGGGAACCGAAGATATCCATTGACGATGGGTTGAAAAGAGTATGGGAATATTATGGAAGATAGGTTTAATACACTCCTCGATGAGATGAAAAGGATCAACAGAGAGAAGAGACACGACTACGCTAACAAGGAAGATGTCTTCGCTAACTTCAGAATATGTGAGTTAGGGGGTATTCCTGCTTGGAAAGGATGTGCGGTACGCTTATCCGACAAGTTCAGTCGAATAATGCAATTTATGAAAGAAGAGAAACTGGAAGTGAAAGATGAAAAGATAGAAGATACCCTCCTCGATCTAGCCAATTATGCCTTAATTACCCTAATTCTATACCAAGAAAGTAGGAAATAGACCCAAAACCGAATTTATTTACTTTCACTATTTGCATTATTTGCACTATTATGGTATAATAGGAGTACAGTGCCGAAAGTTTAATAAAAATTGAGGTGAAATGTGGCAAAATTAAACAAAAAGACTGGTTTAGAGCCTAGGGAACAAAGGTTTGTAGAGAATTATCTGGAAAATGGTGGAAATGCAACTGACGCTGCCAAGAAAGCTGGATATTCAGACTCTTATTCCAGAAATGCTTCCAAGAACATACTTGGAAAACCTCGCATTAAGACCTACCTAGAGAAATTCTTCTCCAAACAAGGAATATCGGAACGTATGCACAGGGCATATATGCGTTTAGACCAAGCATTAGATGCGACTAGACCTATGAAGTTCGGTACTGGTGCAGGAATGACAGTTGAACACGTTGAAGATTGGCCTTCTAGGTTAGATGCGATTAATAAAATATTAAAGATTAAAGGGGATTTCTCTCCAGAGCAACACGAACACGTTTTTCAGAGTATGTTTGAGGGGAAAAGTCAAGACGAGAAACAACAGATACTAGACGAAGCAGATCAAATACTGCGTGATGCACAAGATAAACCAGAATGGGAAGAAGAATAGTAATTGGCTATCACCACAGTAACCGAAGCAACGAAAGTAAAACTCTCTGCCGCTAGAGAGGAAGCATTGAAAGCAATCGATCCAAAGATAAATGACGATGCGTTTCTAAACTTTTTAGCAATGGTCAAAACGAAAGACGAGAAAGACGAGGGAAAGGTTAAATTATTTCCTCGAAAGAAGTATATCAAAGATTTGGCACATCTATTCCAACATGAAAAGTTGTTACTGATTCCGAAAAGTAGGCAGATGACTATTAGTTGGTTAGCAGTTGCCTATTGTGTATGGAGAGCACTTACAAGACCAAATCAATTAATACTCTGGCAGTCGAAGAACTTCGATGATGCTGCTGCGATGGTATTCGATAGAGATGATCCACAAGTTGCGAGAGCCTCTTTCGTTTGTTGGCATTTGCCAGAATATATATTTGATCGCCCAAAACCTTCTCAAGGAAACCTTCTGTGGAACAATGGTTCCATAGTGAAAGCAATTAAACAGGGAGCAGACGTGATTCGTTCAAGGGCTGCCTCGGTTATCATCTCTGACGAGATGGGCTTTCAAGAAGAAGCTGCTAATGCGTATATGGCTGCCAAACCAGCTATCACAGGTGGTGGACAGTTCATAGGTATCAGTTCAGCAAACGCAGGATTCTTTTGGGATTTAGTAGAGGATGTCGCATGATTACAGTGGATTCAACAGTTATTAAATTAA